CATCGAAAAAGTTCATATTCTGATCTAGGTCAATCGCATCGCGTCTGTCCTGGATTGAATTTTCTCTTTGATTTAATTCTTCTAAAGCGGTAGGGTCGTAATCGCTAGGGTCGTAGTTTATGTCATTATCGCCACCCTCGCCTGTAATATCAACTGAACCCCCAGGGAACAGGTTATTGGCAGCATTAGTAAAATTATCTCCAGCATCATAGACTGATTGCAGATATTCATCTCGAGTTAGACCCTGCGTGGGAGGCAACATATTGCCATCATCATCAAACTGAAGCGAACTATCATATACACTTCCATCAGCGTTATATAGCTCTTCAGCATTAGTATTACCACCATTTACTCGAGTTGGAAAACCTTGGTCATTTAATACCTCTGGAAATTTCTCGTCGTAGTAATTGTCAGTTTTATTTGCCAATTCCTCATATGATTGTTCGGGATACTGAGATGTCCTGTCTAGATATTCTTGAAGCTGCTCTGGTGTTGCATTAAGGACATCCTCTGCAAGTCCATTATAGGCAGCTTGTGTATAAAGCTCATTTAAAGCTGCTTGTTCTTCTGGAGTTGGGTTTTGTCTGTCTTCTGGCCCAAATACTCCAAACGGATTTGCCAGAAAATCGCCCACGATGGGAATAGGCGTAATAACATTGTCGTAAAGGTTTTCTACAAGTTTGATTGGGTTTGCAACTAAATCTAAAATGTTAGCTGCTCCCTCAACTGGATCCGGCACATCTCCTGAAAGAATTGTTAAGTCCCGAAGTGTAATTTCCTGACCTTCCGGGATGCCGTCCATTAGTCCCAAAAACTTATCTTGAGCTAGGTAATCTCTTACTTCTTGACCATCCTTAGGGCTTAGGGTGTCAGAAAGCTTTTTTATCATTGGGTAAAGAAAAAATGCTACTGGTATTGCCATTCCCCCCACGCTAACAGCTCCCAAGCTGGAACTTTGGATTCCAAGCTTAATTGCGTTTTGAGCAATATCACCTCCAAGATATTTCTTGTATTGAAAGTTGATATCTTTTAAAGTTTTTACAGTCCCTGATCCAATGGCTTTAGCAAACCCTGCTATTGACTTTAAAACACCTGCGTCGGTTTCTGCGTATTGTGGGTCTAAGCCTTGGCTTTCATAATACTCATTTATTTGTGCTTCGCTTTGACCTAATTCATTTTTAAGATAATTACTTACTACATCTTGGTTAGCGGATGTAGATGTTAATGGCGAACCATACACGGCGGCATTATAGTGCATTGGGTCAGTAAACATCCTTTGCACAATGCCCATGTCTGAATTACTTGTAAGATCAATCTGATTTGCGCCTGGGCCAAAAGCAGTTACAACATTAGATCCTATCTGTGCTTGAGCTTCGGTCAAAGTCCCATTCATTTGTGCAGCGAAAAGGGCAAGCTTCACCCCTTGAGACATATATCCATTGCTTCCTTCAAGTTTATTTTGAAGTTCTTTTGGAACAAACGTCTCGTAAGTCCTGCTAATTAGATGCCCAACGTCAGGCAAATTCATAATTTCTGACCCAGCACGACGCTCAAGCTCATTTAGGACAAAATCATTTGCAGCTAATCCTTCCAATCCTCCATCGGTAAGGATGTTGGTAATATTATTAAAAGCCGTATCCCTGTTGGTTGTAACGCCTGCTCTAGGAAAAAGCAAATCGTTAATTATTCCGCCAACGGAATCAGATAATTCTAACCCTTCGGCAGTATTGCGGTAATTATGGAGGTCGTATCTTTCTGAGCTAGTCATAATGTTATGAAATTATGTAAGATTTCCGAGAAACAAAGTCATGATTTGTCCAAAGTTATTGTAAAACAAATTGACTTTGGGAGTGCCTGCTAAATCAATGCCAATTGTAAACATTCCATCGCCTAACAATCCATTAGTTTCGGTTCCAGCGGGTTGTCCCCCGTTGGGGCTAGGAACAGAGTAAGGATTTTGACGGGTAAATGAAACCATGCCATCATTTTGGGCTCTAACAGATCCAGTTCTATTCCCAAGACTATCCATGGATCCAAACTCAGACCCGCCAGTGCCATTGTTTTTTAAGTTTCTGCCTATTGCTATTGTATTATTTGCTAGAGCTTCAGCTTCGTGACCAATCGCCAGTGCGTATTCAGCCGTAGAAGTTGCATTGCTTCCTATTGCTATTGAACTTGTTCTAGTCGCATAAGCAAAGTTGCCAATACCTATTGAATTGGTTCCGGTTGCTCGAGCGATACTGCCTATTCCAATTGAGCGCAACGCTGTAGCTTGCGCTACAGGCCCTATAGCTACTGCGTTTTCCCCAGAAGCAATAACTGATTGACCCAAGCCAGTGCTATTTCCGCTAGAAGCTCTAACATTTCTTCCAATGGCGATAGCCCTTGTTCCCGAAGCCACACTAGCTGAATTGGAATTTCTATCGCTCTGGATATCCAGGGATTCATCTCCCCTCGTAGCTCCAGTTTTATCTCCCCCTACGTAAGCATCTGTCCCCACGAGCTCAAGTGCTCCTTGCATATTAACCGCAAGTTTTGGTTTAGTGATACCGCCATCTCGAACAATTACTGATCCTGCTCCATTAAGTTGCGTAGTAGAACCATCAACAACCGCAGATGTAAGCGTGGCTTTACTCACCAAGTTGTTGAGATTTGTAGAAGTTACAGTGTCGTCATCAGCGTAAGGAGTTTGGATTGATAGTATGTCTGACATTATATTGCTGTGTTTGTGGAGTTAAATGATACGCCTCCGGATGTTTTAATTGATTTTATTCTAGGTCTTCCAGAGAAATTGTTTAAAGTAAATTGAATTGCGTAAGCTCTACTATTACCTATTCTACCACGGATGGATACATCTTCGTTTTCAGGTAATGGGCCACTCTCTAATCTTGAAGCTAAATTTCCTAAATTTAAGTCGTAATCTATGTCTGTAGTTTTTGCTAAAATATTAAAATCAGATGTTTCGTCAGGAGAAGACTGGACTTGAATGTCAAACGTATTCCATTTTTTCCTATCGGTAGTTCCAATTGTAAAATCTCGAGTTGTTAAACTAGCTTCAATGGGTTGTGTTGTAATTAAATTTGAACCAGAAGGGTTAGAAGAAATTCTATCAGTCGCGTCATTTCTGCTTTCCAACAAGTGAACTCCACCAAATGAGTTTACGCAATATACTCCCCTGTTATCTGCTTCTCCAGCAATAATTAATTTTTCATAATCAAAAGATGGAACCGAGTCAATAGACTCCCATTGTTTATTTATAAAATTGTAAATTAAAACTACATTGTTTTTTGTAGCTATAACTTCCTCGCCCGAGCTATCGACAGAATTTAAAGGAACTGCGATGTAATATTTGTTGTCAAAGTATACAGCCGAAGAATTTTGCCATAAATTTCTATTTATTGATCGAATCGTTTTATCTATCGCTTCACTTAAAGGAACTTCATTTCCCCGAAGGTTGTATAAATCTTGGAAAGAAGCTCCATATATTCCGCTGTCAGATAAGAAAAACAGATTACTTCCTACTTGAACTATACTGTCTTTTGCTACGCAGCCTATTTCTCCAGTAACAAGACTCGTTACTGCCTGAGATATATTTATAGTGCTAGTAATCGTATGTATGCTATTTCGATTAAATATTAATAATTGATCGTCAGAAAAAGAATGAAGACCTACAATAAAATCAGCGGTTCCCGCAGTTAATTGTTTTGTGTTAGGAACATCGTCATAAGTGTTAATGTCTAGTCCGTTAGAAAAAATTACTTCATCTTTAGTTTTCCTGTCGGAGTAAGTATCTGGAGTGCTTCCTACCGTATATTCGTAGGGAACAACTAGCCTTCCACCGTGATAAGTCCCAAACGGGGGAGCGGGCATACGCACGTATCCTACGCCTTGAGATACTGGTTTTGTAAAATGAACTTGATTTAAAGCAGAATTATTCTTTTCTGCAAAAAAAGAAAATTGGTTAGCATTAACAACTATTGCAACAAAATACGTTTCACCCACAATCAATGTAGTTGATCCTGGATCTACAACGACTATTTCATCTCCAACCACAAGACCGTGAAGATCTGATACAACTGAAACAACATTATTTGTTATTACTGTATTATTTGCATCATTTCCAAGCCTTTCGGGTTGCTCATAAGCTCCGCTTTTTACTTTTGTAAATCCAGAAAAGGCAGTTCCCGTTCCAGTCCCTGCTGCGGTTGCAACAAAAACTTCACCTACAGTTCCCGTAGTGGCTCCTACGGTTGTCCAAACCGTGTCTCCTATTGAATCAATTTTATAAGTTTTTCCAATATCAAACTTATCAACGGTAACAGAAGTAACGACTCCATCCCAAACTAAAGAGGTTTTTCCTCCTGTAAAAAGAATTACTTGCCTAAAAGCTTGAGTTAAAACAGATAATTCTCCTAAATTATAAGATGGAGGATAGGGAACTTTACTTGCTGTTCTTGTCTCTAAATTACTTGCGATTGCTTCGCTATTTTGAGCAGTAATAATATACTGGCTGGAAGTTTGGCTTGGGTCAGAATAAGCGCAGGATGCCCAAATTCTGGGCTGTGCATTATTATTTATAACTGGAGGTGTTCCAACGTCATCTAATACAAAATTAAGGGTTAGCCCCTCGGATCCAGAAACTAATTCACTTGTAATAACTTCAATGCCTTTTCTGACTTGCCATTCGCCATTTAGATCCATCCGACCGTTGCGAGAGTCCGCAAGAACGCCTGGCTTCAACTGATCGGGTCGAAACCTATTGTTAAAGCCAAAGTATCCAGTGTCGAACTCATCGACAATTTTAGAATCATTTGCTCCGTATCCAGAATAACGCGGCATATTTTTAAGTTACTATTTGCGCTTACGTGCTGCCCGTTTCATTGGACGTTTATTCATGGCTTTTTTAGCGGGGGGACGACCTACTTTACTTCCGTATGTTCCTTTTCCTTGTGGCATATCTATTTTTTCCTTAGTTGTTTTAGTTTAATGTTTTTTTGACAGTAGCATAAGTCTTTAAGCTCACACATTTGGATAGATTTTAATATGGCGTTTTTTGCTTTTCGCCCAT